AAATTTAATACGTTATACGGCTTGATGGCAGAATGATGATGCAAAGGTCTGCAAAACCTTCTATCCGAGTTTGATTCTCGGTCAAGCCTCCAACTAATAACTGGAACATTCGTGTCAAAAGCATTTGAAGCGAAGGGAAAACATGCGGAGTAATTACCGCCTCTGTCATTGTACCTAGACGATGTTCTGGTGGCGCTATAAAGGTCCGTGAATCAGCAGGTGTAGATACTCGTCTGTCTAACGAGTGAGAGGGGATCGATACCCCTACGGATCGCCAATTTAAGTGAATATAAATACTATTACGACCCTATGGCAGATTGGTTATGCAGGTGTCTCTAAAACGCTGTGAAGCAGGTTCAATTCCTGTTAGGGTCACCATTTATTAAGGGAGAAGTTAAAATGAAGAATTTTATCGCCTAGACTTATAGACCACCTTAAATTATTCCATTGACTTTAATTGAATACTATAGTATATTAATAATTAATGGAGTAATAAAATGTCTGTACAATTAAAAATTAAATCAAAACATCTTGCGCTTGAACCTGCTATCATTCGTAAAGAAGAGTTTAAACTTCTTAAGCAAATTAAACATTACAAACAGCACCATCAAATTGCTGATACCAGTATATGGATTTATTATAAAGGTCATCCCGATCTTTTTAAGCTGTATGGAAAGCATGCTAATCTTAGCAACCATCGCAAATATGATGTTCGTAATGAAGCAAGAGCAACTTTCCTTGCAAGGGCCTATCTCAAGGGGATTCCTTATAAGGTAGTTGAGAGTAAGACTAAAGATGGTAAATTGTGTAATGCTGTCTCATCCAGTCTTGTTCGAATGGTAATGAAATATGGTTCAACAAGATATTATCCTGATTATGATAAGTCTGTTTATCCATACAAGACAATTAAAACTGCAGAAGCCAAAGCTTGGGAAGATATCGAAAAGTGGCTTGAGCAGTAATAAATTGCGGAAGTAGCTCAGTGGTAGAGCTTCAGTTTTCCAAACTGACTGTCGAGGGTTCGATCCCCTTCTTCCGCTCCAATATAAATAGTTTAAATCACAATATGAAAGGAGTCTATCATGACTGACATTACTAATATCTCTCAAGATACTAATACTGCTACTTCACCAGTAGCTGCTCCAGTAGAAGCCACTGTTGCTACTCCACCAGCAGCTGCTCCAGTTACTGCACATCCAGTACTTCTATCTCAGTCAAATGAGATTCTCCAGTATCTTTCTAATGAAGTTAACAAACATACAGAGCTTCTTGCACTTGTTAATTCTTTCCGTTCTCAACTAGATACTTTGCATTCAGACCTTACTAAGGTAGATTCTTTCCTATTGAAAGAATATAATGCCATTGAACCTGTTGTTGTTAAAACAGCAAACACTGTCGAAGCCGATGTAGAAAAGGCATATAAGGCAGTTAGTAACTGGTGGAATAAAAAGTAATATATTGGTTCCATAGCTCAGCTGAATAGAGCGTCGCGCTACGAACGCGAAGGTCAGAGGTTTGACTCCTCTTGGAACCTCCATTAATGGACATATCGATGGACTTTGATAATAAAGAATTTAAAAAAGCTTTTTGGGAATGGTTCGATGTTCTTCCTGAGAAAGAAAAAGACAAATTCAAATATTATCGATCTGATATGGCCGAACTTTATTTTTATAATTCAGTGTATAAAAAACTGATTAATGAAAAAGATTTTTATTTACAGAACTATAATAAGTAATTGCGGATTTCGTATAGTGGCAATACCTCAGATTTCCAATCTGAAGCGAGGGGTTCGATTCCCCTAGTCCGCTCCACTATTCAACAGGCAGTGTAGTCATCGCGGCCAAGTAAGCTCTCCACCCGATAGGTGTGTGGCTCTCTTGCTTGGCGTGGTCGGGGAGGTATAAGCCTCATAACCATGGGAACCCGTGCACTGAAAAGAGGATGCATACTCGTTCCTGTTGATACTAAATTGCGGATGTAGTCCAATTGGCAGAGGCGTTGGTCTTAGAAACCAAATGTTGGGGGTTCAAGTCCCTCCATCCGCACCAAACTAAATATTCGCAAGTAGGTCGGCAAGGTGTCGACAAGCTCTCATAAGGCTTCCAAGATTGGTTCGATTCCAATTACTTGCACCAAAGCTTGTCGCGCGGTAGAGAAACAGTAACTCACGAGTCTCATACGCTCGAGGTCTAGGTGCAATTCCTAGCTGCGCAACCAATCATGGAGTATATTATGAAAATTGGATTTACCTGTTCAGCGTTTGATCTTTTGCATCCTGGACATCTTGTTATGCTTGAAGAGTGCAAAAATAATTGCGATTATCTGGTTGTTGGATTACATACTGATCCTACCATTGATCGGCCAGATACAAAACAACGACCTATTCAATCTACATTTGAACGATGGGTTCAACTAGATAGCTGTAGATGGGTTGATAAGATAATCCCATATGATACAGAGAAAGATCTAGAGAATCTTTTATCAACACTTAAGATAGATGTTCGTTTCTTAGGATATGAATATATCGACAAAAACTATACTGGTAAAAATATCTGTTTATCTCGTGATATCGAGATATTCTATAATGCTCCACGATTACATAATTTTAGTTCCACAGAAATGAGGAATAGACTAAAGTAATAACGGAAGGGTGGCAGAGCGGTTTAATGCGCTGGTCTTGAAAACCTGAGTACGTGAAAGCGTACCGTGAGTTCGAATCTCACCCCTTCCGCCATAGACTAAATATTAACGGTTGATGATAACCCAAAACGGAGAAAAACTAATGAAGAATATTTTACTCGCAACTGCAGCTGTTCTTGTTGCAACTACTGCATATGCTACTGACCTTCCAAAAAAGAAAAAGGCTCCTGCTGCGCCTGCAGTAGCTACTGTATCTGCTCCAGCTGCTGTCTTAGCCGCTGCAAGCGTTGATAGCTTGACTGTTGCTTATGGTCAGGATACTGCTAAAGGTGATCTTGGTTCCAAGACTGACGACATCTATCAGCTTACATATTCGCACAAGCTAGGTAATGGCTTCAGCGTTGGTGGTATGGCTCAAACTACTCAGGTTCCTGATTCCCAGTTGAACCAAAACCTTGAAGCTCAGGTCGGCTATGCTCTTCCTGCATTCGCTGGTGTTACTGTTTCTGGTAAGGTTGGTGTTGGCGAGAAATTCACAACTACTAACTTCGGTTACTACGCTCTTTATGGCGCAGCTGACTATAAGGTTACTGATAGCCTAACTTTGAATGCAGTTTCTTATCGTTACCGTTCAGCATTTGATACAGACGCTAATGGTTACCAGAGCCATCAAGTTGGTACTGGTGTAACTTATGCTGTTGCTAAGAACTACGACGTAAGTGCGAAGGTATATCGCAATTATGATAAGGACTTTAATGCAACTGGCGACCAGTTCATGGTTGGCGTAACTGCTAAGTTCTAATAAATAAGGAGAGTTGGCCGAGAGGCTTATGGCACACGTTTGCTAAATGTGCGAACTGGAAACAGTTCCGAGAGTTCGAATCTCTCACTCTCCGCCAACTTTTGCGTCAGTTAAGTGTTACGGTAGCACGGCGGTCTCCAAAACCGCAGGCTAGGGTTCGACTCCCTAAACTGGTGCCATTTTATAAAGGTAAATCATGGAAGAGTTTAAACAATTTATCGGAAAGAATTATTCCGATGTAAATAACCAAATTACTGATCTTGCTGCAGCACACGGTTGGCAAGCTGTTCCTTGGCCAGTTAATGTTGGTATGGTAGCTCTCGATGAAACAACGTTGATTGTTGAAATTGAAAGCGACATTAACGATATTATCGTAAATATTAAAAGAGATATCTAATATTTCTCGGGAGATTAGCTCAGTTGGTAGAGCGTCTGTTTTACACGCAGAATGTCGGCGGTTCGAGCCCGTCATCTCCCACCATTAATGCGGATGTAGCTCAGTGGTAGAGCACTTGCTTGTATAAATAAAACATAACAGGGAAAAAAGTTATGTTTTATACCATTTATAAAATAACAAATAATATTAATAACAAATTTTATATTGGAATGCACCAAACAAAAAAACTTGATGACGGTTATATGGGATCTGGTAAAAGAT